CCAACGTAGAAATCTGCGTTTGCACGCGTTGTCGCGTTGTTTGTGCAAACGATGATGATGCGTCGCATGGGATCGACGCCCGCGGGAAGCGCGGGTAGCGCGATCCAATTTCCGGTCGAAGCGTTTACGGCAGTTGGTGTGTGAAATATGACTCCCATACGATTCCTTTGTTAGCAGTTACCGTCGATAGCGTTGGGCACACAGAAAAGCCAAACGGGTGAGCCGTCCGCGCGTCGGCCCGGATACAGAAGCACGTATCCAATGACGGGCTTCACAGTGAAACCCGCGGGGATATTCGCGACCAACACGCCCGGCCCGACGTTCGTCGCGTCGTTGATTCCCTCGACGACGTTCAGCGCGTCGCCGTAGTACCAAGGCTCGCTCGCGACTTGCGAGAACAAATAGCTCGACGTTGAACCGATCGAAGCTTGCGACCACGTATAGAGCCAGCGGTTGACTTGTCCGGAGATCGCCGTTGAGCCGGTGATCTTTCCTAGCACGAACGGCACGGAGCGCTCGCCGATACGGTCGGCCGATTCGGTGCCGAGCGCGCGCGCGGCCGCGGCATTCTCGCGAATGATATTTTGCGTCGTGCGATTCATGCGGTGGGATAGCTCAGGAACTGGCCTTGTTTCGCGATGTACTCAGTAAGCGCGTCGGTGTAGAACGGCGTGAAGATAGTCGCGAAATTCGCGGTACTGCGCACCTGCGATTTCCACGTGACGGTTTGTGCTTGTCCGTTGGAGTCGATCGCGGCTTTCCCCCATACGTCTGTCTTGGGTACTTGCTCGCAACCCTTCCACGAATCCCAGCGGAAATTAAACGTGACTCGGTAGTACTCGTCGCGCACTGGCGAGATCGAGCCTGACTCGCAATAAACCTGCGAAGCGGTCGACCAGTGGAGAAATGCCGCGCTATTCCATTTCCCGGATATAGAGTCGATCTTGTCATACCAACCAACAAGCGTAATGCCATCCGTGCGGTCGGCGACGTCGCAAATAAACGACACTCGAGCGGTCATTTGGCGGACGAGCGTCTGCACCGGACGCGACGCGTAATCAACTTTCGTTCCGCCGATGTCTGACGTCGTGTTGAGATCCGCCGTCGGATTCGTTGACCACGACGGCGAGCGATACATGATCGCGCTACGCGGCGTCGCGTCGAGCTCGACTTCAACGGGTAGCACAAGTTGTCCCGTGAGCGTTGCATGCTCAGCCCACGTGTAGAGCTGGTCGTATCGCGCGGTCACGTCGAAGACTTTCGACTCCGAGCCCGCGACGGGTACCGCATTTACTTGACGGAGCCGCATCATTCCGAGGCGCTCCGTTTTCACTGGCGTCGCGCGAAACGACTCGAGTGGCTTTCCAACCGCGCCAAGAATGACCGCGTTGTCTACCGCACTCGTGACGTCTGCGGCAGTATCCGTAACCACGCGACGAACGACGGTTAACGTCGACGGGTTCGATGGCGAACCGTCGGTGAAATTCTGCGCAATTATGTTGTTGGATGAGATCGTTGGCGGCATTTATCTACTCATCATGTACCGCATGACGTCGGCGCCAAATGGTATTTGGTTGATTAGCGAAATGGAACGTTGCGTATCCGCGAGCGCGTCGCCGGTTGAGAGTTGAGACTGCCCGAGCTTTCCCGCTTCACTGAACGAAGAGCCGGCCGCAAGCGCGCCGATACTTGTGATCATCGCGCCGAGTCCTTCGTTCATAAAGAAACCCGTTGGTGTATCGCGTTGAGTCGCGAGGCCCGCTGTAAATGATTCCACAAGTCCCATTTGACTCGCGGCCGTCACACCCGGCGCGTTGCCGGCGATCGCACGCGCCAGCGCGCTAGATAAACCGCTCTCCTCAATTCGTCGGCGTTGGTCGGTTTGCTCTGCCTCGAGCGCTTGCGCGGCGCGCTTGCGCATCGCGGGTACTTGCGTCTGAGCGGAGAGCACAGTCGAGCCAGCGGCGAGCGCGAGCCCGGCGGCGCCGAGGCCGAGCCCCATGCCTCCCATTGCGCCTAGCATCGAAGCGCCGCCCAGCATTCCCAGTCCTCGGCCGCCGACGCCGAATTGACCGAGCACGCCTTGCGTCCGCATAGATTGTTCACCAAACGCCTTGAGCCGCGCTTGTGACTTCTTCGCCGCTTCTTCAACGGTACGAAGTTGCGCGCGCGCGCGCGCGGTTGCCGCGTCGAGCCCTTTCGTATCGCCGGTGAGCGAGATGTTGATCGGTGCGATCTTTGCCATTAGCGAAGATCCTTTTTGACTTGCTTGTCGATCGCTTTTTCAATCAACGGCGCGACGAGCGGAGAGACGGCCGCGTAGGTTTTGGTAATGAAGAATTTGCCCGGCACCTTTCCGATCACCTTTCGATCGGTCTTCCGAATTCGATCGCCGCGCGTTCCTCTTCGAATGTTCTCCTCTTTCGAATACGCGCCTTTAATGTCGTGTCCAAATTCCACCCAGCGTAGATACCAGTGCGGAGTAATGATCGACCCTTTGACTTGCTTCACGCCGAGCGCGGCCCATTGGATGCGGCCGTTCTTCCATCCCTTTACTTTCGTCACGAGATTGTCTTGGATGTGCACGTTCGCGACGCGCGAGCCTCGGTAGCTTTCCGTGGCGCCGTGGCGCGAGCGCGGCGTGTTCGCCGCGAGCGTGCGCTTCGCGACTTTGAGCCACGCGCGCATGCCGTTACGTAACGACTTCACCGCAGTTTCGTCGGAGAGTACGCGTAGTTTCGCGTTCACGCGGTCGATGTCCGCGTGGTTCAATTCAACTACGAATCCGAAGTTTGCTCGCGACATCGTGGCTAAGTCCTTTGTGTCCGTGCAACGCAAGAAACACGGCGAACGGCGTATCCAATTTCACCTCAATATCGGCTAGCCGCAGGGTTTCGCGGCTAGCACTGGCGAGTCCAAGCCCTCCAAATAGAGCGGCTCAATCAATCGCGCTAGCGCAATGATCTTGGGAGCGCTCAGTACGCGAAGCTCTTCGTGTGACTTCCACAGAGTTTGACCGTCGACGCCGACGACGTGCGTTGCCACATACCACGCGGGCATCCAAACGCCGCGCGATTCCGCGTCTTGCGCCGCGATGAAATGCGCGACGGTCGGACGAAGGACGCGCACAGTGAGCCCGTTCCAGACGACTTCGGCGTCGGTCGCGAGTAGTGCGGAGATTAGACTCATGCCGTGATGTCGACCGTAATAGCGGAGTTTGAGAAGATAAGATTCGCCGTAGCCATGACCACGTTGTTAGGTGCGGTAGTGAGATTCAAATCTACGACAAACGCGTCGCCTTTGATTGACTTGCCGGTCGTCCAAACGACTTCGGCAAGCGTAAGAATCGTTCCCGCAGAGACGCCGGTGATGATCGCGTCATGCGCGGCGTCAAAGAAGAGCTCGAGCGATACGTTGGCTTCGAGAATTCCGCGCGTGTGATTTTTGTAGGTGTCGCCGATCGCGGTCGTATCAATCATGGAGCGCGACATATTGACGGACGCCGTTCCGACGTTTGTAACAGCCGTACCATTGATCTTGAAGGAGGAGAGTGTTGTATTGGTTGGCATTAAACGAGCGCTCCGTAAATCGTGTAGTTAGACGTGCATATCGCCGGATTTTGTTCATCGCCGTCGGCCACAACCGGATCGTCGAGCACTCCGAACCCCGTATTCACCACGGCAAATGTGGAAAGATTGAACGGCATGCCGTCCTCGATTGAATCGGAAAGCGCTTGCGCGGCAATCATCGAATCCGCGATCGAAGCAATAGATACTTCGTACATGGCGAGCGTCTTATTTCCGAGCGCCACGCGCGAGCCCGCGGAGATCGTGACGACGACTGCTGGCAGTGTTTGAGATTGAAGACGAGCACCAACCACGACGCGCGAGCCCGCAGTCGTGGAAGAATTTATGATCGCTTCGACCACTTGGCTCTCAATCATGCGACCTCCGTGCAATCAATAATCGCAAGTCGGTTTCGTTGGTCAAGATTGCGAATTCCGTTGATACGAAGAGTCCGACCGCGAAACGTAAGCCGATCCACAGTCGTTACGGAAAGTCGCGCGATGTTCGGCCAGCGCGTGCGGAGTTCGAAAGTTCCGATCACGTTCGCGCCCTCGGCGTAGAGCTGCTCTCCCGGCGCGCTTTCAAGTCCGGCACATCGAATCGTTCCGACATTCGTATACGTTTGAGTTCGCCGGCCGAGCGCGTCGACAGTAGTAGCGGCGCGTAGTACCGTCGTGACGAATACGGTGCGTCCGCCGGAGATCATCGGAAAGGACCGCGCATTCTGAGATGTTCAAGCATGAACTGTGCGCCGAGCGGAACGGTGGAAAGTGAAATTGGTTGCGCGGATTCGGGGTTGTTGTAGTGCGCGCCGACGATTGAAATGATCACTTGATCCACCGACGGCGGGTACGTCGTGTATCCGGCGACGTAAGTAACCGTAGCGAGCGTTCCCTCTTTCATCTCTGGCGTGTTGAGAAACACGAGCGCCGCGAGTTCATCGGAATCATCCAACCAATAGTCGACGCCCGACGTCATAGTCACCGTCGAGCCCGCGGGGTTGGTGTACGTGACACTCGTCAGCGAAGCGAACGGAACCACGCTAAACACCGAGCGATTGAACGATGTAAGTTTCATCGTGCGCGTCGCGCTCGAAAGCGCGAAACCACAGTAGCGCTCTACGAAATCGGTAACGTGAGTAATCAGCGACGCGATAAGCGTGTCGTCGTCGGTGTAATCAATCCGCATAGCGGATTTGACGTTGGCAGTAGTTACAGCCATAAATCTCGGCGCGCACTTTCGCGCGCGCCGAGACGGGGAAGAGAAATCAACAGGTAATTTGAGCGAACGCGCTTACGTTCATCAGGTGGCAATCGGTGCGCGCGTACGTGTAGAGCGTAACTTGATGGGTGGAAGCCGCGCTGTACGGATCGACGAGCGAAGTCATACCGGTGCGATCGAAGATCTCAAAGTAATTGAAGTCTCCGACGGTCGCGAATACGTTGCCGTTTGTAGCGGTCGAGCTCATATATTGACCGATCGAATACGGAACGCCGTAAAGAAGTCCGGGCGCGCCGCCCACCATCGTTTGGGAATTCGCTGGCGCCTGAGTCCAAATGTATTCCGTCGCGCCGGAAGTCGTCACCGAGTTCTTGAGCTTGCGCGCGACGCGAACAAACGTATCGGATACAAGCCAACGGAAGCGCGGCGAGTTTCGATACTGCGGCTGAACGAGGTGCACGGTGTCGATGAGGTTGTCTGCGGTGATGGTTGTAATAGCAGCACCAGAAAGATCCGTCGTTTGTGACGCAGTAGTGATCATCACCGACGCGCTATCCGATCCGACTCCCGCGATACCTTGCGGCATGCTGGTACCCGTACCGACGGTGTACGCTTCTTCCATCTTCAATCCGAGCGACATACCGATGCGACTCGCGACGTAATCGAGTCCGCTACCGATTCCGCTCGAACCGATGGCATCCTCGATGAACTCCTGCGACATTTGAGTCGCGCAAACGTACTTGTAGGGAATGATCGAAACGGCGGTGCCGAATGTCGGATCGCTCGCGGTGATCGTGCCATTTTCGGCCACGAGCGCGCTCGTGGGGAGTCCGGATTCGATCGTGATGGTGCGCTTTGAATCGATCGACGACACGGGAGCGATCGTGCGCAGCACGTTTACCGCGTACATTTTTTCGATGATACGACGTTCCATGTCGGTCGGAATTCCCGCGCCACTCGAACCGAGAGACAGCGCGCGGATTTCCGCTTGATCGCCGGTTGAAACCGCCTTTAGCCATCGCATCGCGTATTCGGGCGAAGAGAGATCGTGACCGCCAGCGCGCTTCGGCGCTTGCGCGCGGTACTGCGGTTGATTTCGTTCCGCCTCGAGCGCCTTAATTCGATCATTTGCGGCGCGTAGCGCGGCGCGATCTTGCTCCGCCAATTCGATCGCGGTCAAGTCCGCGTCCATGCGCGCGAATTTCTCGCGCTCCTCGCCGTGTCCGCGCGTGTCCACGTGTTGTGAATCGCG